ATCATCGCTAGGCGACCATTGAGTTGCTCTGCATTCTTCCAGTAATCATGATCGGTATCAACCTGAATCTGAGGTTCGTGAGCAAACATGTTCTGCTTACCATACTCAGTAGTTGTGTACCTCTTCATGGTATTGGTAGAAGAAGTCATAAAACCTTTTGTAAAGTTGTGTAACAGTATTATATAGTAAATCTAAAGACATGTGTAGTAGGTAATTGTACGGGTTACCCATAAAAATAAAGTAATGCTAATAGCCCCTATTAGTAATCATTATCTTTCGATTCGATGTATTCCTTGTTCCTTTTACAAACACCATGTACATCCATCTCTTGATGTAGATGTGCCATCGTATGAAGTGCTTCTATACCACCAAAGGTTATCAATAACATCATTGGTATCATCCATAGAGGATGACCTGCTACTTCACCTGTTGTTTTCATTGCATAAAAAAAGACCCTCCACTATGTAGAGGGTCTCGATCCATCTCGAACTAGAGATATTTAGAAGGTGAACTTACCACCAAGCTTAGCACCCCAGTTTACGATATCTTCGCTAGAAGAATTTTCATCAGTGATTCCAGATAACTCACCGTATACACCGAATCTTTCAGTAGCAGCGATGTTAACACCAACCTTACCAGAGAACTCAGTTTCAGAACCGTCAGTTCCATCTACAGCAACGAAAGAAGGACCACCTTGGATATATCCAGAAACTTTCTCGCTAAGGTCACCTTCAAAACCTACATGTAGGTCTGTGGTAGCACCTGAATAATCTCCATCAGGATATGATAGATTGCTTTCTACATTCACATATGGACCAGCAAAAGCTGCACCAGCGAGAAGGAATGGAGATGCTGCAATAGCAGCGATTGTTGATTTGATTGACATGATTGTTTTAGTATCTCGCAAGAAAAAACCCTTGCGGATGATAGCTCCCCCGACATGGGGAACTTTTCAACGCAGGGGTACGATCTTTCGAGTCCTTTGTATGTTCTATTTATTATAACATAAACTTATGTAAAGTGTCAAGTCTTCAAACGAGAAAATCCTTTGATTTTCTCAAACTCTAAGCAGCAGTCGAACTTATCAAACAATTCATTCTTATGCGAGATAATAAAGATATTAGCATCCTTTATAACAAACCGAACAATCTTGAGAAACTCATCAGTACCAAAACCATCAAGAGAAGAATCAAATACCTCATCCATAATCAATAGATTAGTATGAACACTATTCTTATAGTCACTTGCTATCTCCCTCCATGTGAATAGGAGAGCAAGGTCAATCCTCATCTTCTCTCCTTCAGAGAAAGAAGCATAGGAAAAATTCTCATGCACTGGAGTCTTTATAATCTCATTGAACTCTTCATCAAGATTGAAGTTGATGTAGAAGTCCATCTTCTGCAAGTAATAATTTACTCGCTTGTTTATTATTGGAAGATACTTCTTTATAATACTACTCTTGACACCATCATCCTTTAGTAAGGTTTGTGTCTGTAGTTCATATTCATTCTCTTCTTTAGTATCTTCTAAGTCCTCTAGTATCTTTTTAAGTTTACTTCTATACTCTGTAAGTTTTACATCCTCAGCGTCTCGGTTCTCAAGCTTGTCGGTAATGTCCTGAATTTCTGATTCCAAACTCTTTCTGAGTTTACTTGAATTAGAAACTTGAATATTAAGTTGAGAGGTTTCATTCTGGAGGGTAGTTATCTCCTTTTGAAGTTCAAAGAACTTACGTTCTTTCTTTTCCTCATCAGTGATTGCCTGTTCAATTTCTGTCAGACTATCTTGATGTTTACCGAGAACTTTCTGGAGTTGGTCAACCTTATCTATACGAAAAGATTCTTCTATCTCTTGAGTACATGTAGGACAAACCGTATTCTCATCAAAGAAACCCTTGTCATGACTACAACTTTGTTTCTTTGCCTGTATCTTACCTTTGAAACTTTGTAATTTCTTTAGAGTATCACTTGCTCCAATATATTTTTCAATCTCAATCTCTTTCTCCTTGACCTTAGAGAAGAGAGTTTCAATACTCCCTTCATATGTGTCAGACTCTTTTTCAATTTCAAGAATCTTCTTTCGTTTCTCTTGAATGTCATTTTCAGATGCCTCCTCAATTTGTTTGATAAATCTTTTCTGCATTAGTATTTTATCTGCTGCAGATTCCTTCTTCAACTCAAGAACTCTCATACTGTCCTTAGAGGTCTTGATCTTTTGCTTCATGATCTCAGACATAGAAGAGAAGACTTTGATGTCTAGAAGGTCTTCTATGACCTCTCTCCTGTGTGGTGCATTCAACTGCATGAATGGTACAAATGATGCACTACCTAATATAACAATCTGTGTAAAGGATTTATAATTTACTTTTAGAATACCTGTCTCTAAAAACTTCTGCTGATCATTAGCATTAGAATCCTGATTCAACTTCTTACCATTACAATATATCTCAAACACATTTGGTTTGATTCCTCTTATGACTTTATAATCAAGACCTCTAGCATTGAATTCAATCTCAACCTTAGTATCTTTCTCATTGATTGAGTTGACTAGTTGTCCCTTATTGATTTTTCTAAATGGTTTGCCAAACAATGAGAAGGTTAGAGCATCTAATAATGTACTCTTACCTGAACCATTAGCACCAACTATTATAGTATTCTTCGACTTACACAGATTGATATCTGTAAACTGATTTCCTGATGATAAAAAGTTTTTATAACGAAGATGTTTGAACTCAATCATGAAGTAGGTTTGGGTGGAATCACAATGTCATCTTTACTAATAACAGTATACCTCGTTCCAGTTCTTTCACATGCACCAATAGCAACCTTATCAGATACACTTATCACTTCCATCTTAGGGTCACCTTGTTCTTCAAGCATCATTGCATAACGACTAGCATCATCCTTCTCCTTGAAAAGAAAAACAATCTTCTCACCATGCTCATTGAGCACAGCATATGCACCTTCATCTTTGAGATCTTTTACGGTGATAATATGCATTATAACATAACCTCAGAAGCTTGCTGATATATTTCTTGTATCAATCCCTTTATCCTAGATTTATTTAGATCTGTCTCCACTGAATCAACGTACCTATTCAATAATGTCACTGTATCTTCTGTGTCCTGATTATGATCCTTATCAAATATAATATCTTCTATTGTTTCTACAATCTTTACATCATGTGGGTTTGCTTTATATAAAGAATCAAGGAATCTTTCATACTCTTTCTGATTGCTTTTCTTTTTAACTATTACTTTCACTATCTTACCTTTATACTCCCCAAACTTGAACAGTTGTCTAGGTGTATCGTTGTAGAATATTTTCTTGTATAACGTATGTGTATTATTGATAGTCTCTAATCCTAATGTCTCTGTATCATAGATGTGAAATCCTCGTTTGTCATCCGCATCATTCCAGAACATTTCATATGGATTACCTAGGTAGTAGATCTTACCATTGTTAGATCTAGTATGATAGTGTCCAGAGAATACTTGTTCGAACTTATTATAACATTCAAAGTCTGCTCCATTCTCCATGACATGACCATGTGTAGCAGTAAACCCATTCAATTCTAGATGACCCATAGCAACCCTACACTTACTCTCTTTGATCATCTTATATGTTTTCTCTTGATTCTCAATATTGATCCACGGTATGAATAGTATATTCAATCCTTCTACTTCTAGTTCCGTGGCCTCAGACATAACTGTAAAATTATCATAGCCTCGTAGTAATAGTTCATTAGAATTGATTGAGTTAGTGTTCTTATAATATGCTGTGTGATTACCCACAATAGATATAAGATGCCTCCCTTGATCTGCCAAACGATCAAAATAAACTCTTTTGGACCAGTCAAGACTATAGAGATCAATATTCTTACGATTATCAAAAGTGTCCCCAAGATCCAATATGGTAGTAATACCACGTTCCTCAATTGTCGGAAAAAAGATCTCATCATAGAACTTCTCAAAATATTCGTGGTACAACTTTGATCCCTTCTTGAAACCGAAGTGCTGATCTGTTATTATAGCAACCTTCATTTTTTAGTTGTATTGCTACGTGTTCTGTTTATAATAGAAATAAACTTATCTCCAGCAAAATGTCCACCTAAGCAGACATCGATCTCGTCACCATCTTTCCAGTTGGTTTCACCATTCATTTTGGTGTGAGTCATTGCTAGTTGAATCTTGTCAATAACTTCTTGTGTTAGTCTCATCTGTTGTTAAACTTGTACTGTATTGCATCTTTGATTGAATTGTATTCAGATGACTTACCGTCTTCGTCTGCGACGAACACTTCGTCAAACCCAGATCTTTCTATAATCTTTTGTCTTATCTCTAGTTGTTTCTTTTCCTTTTGTATCCTACGTAAGAAAGCATAGTGTATAATCTGAGTAAAGTATGCAAACGGATTGTTTGATTTCTCAGGATTGAAGTTGTTTATGTATTGAACACAGTTCTCTATACCATCACATATCATATCCTCTTTGAACATGTAGTTCACAAAGTTAGGTTTATATGACAAATGTGTTGCAATCTTTAGGAAGCATTCACCAAGGTAATTGGTAATTCTAGGCTTAGGTTTACCTGCCTCTTCTGCCTCTATGATTGATTTTTTGTATGCAACAATGGCGTATAGAAACTCCTTATTGTTTACATAGTGTTCAGATCTCTTACGTACCATTATAACTTTATATGATAGGAATATTATAGCACAGCTTGACAACTATGCCAAATCCATATAGAATCACTGTGTTGCCGTTCAACGGGACTAGCTTAGCCTTTCTTAGGTTCTTTAGAAGCATCTTCACCATCATAAAGTTTCTTTAGCATAGACCTTGCTTTGTCTACAGAAGATAGATAACCCATCTCTCTATTAAGTTCAGGGTGCTGACGTTTGAATCCACTCTCTACAACATGATCATAGGTCTCTATAACCATTTTATCTTTTATTTCTGATATAGTAATAACTTTATCTAAACCTAAAACAAAAACATCTTCATCAGACATTTTCATCCAAGGTTCAAATTTATATCCCATCGGGATATTCGCACCATGGGTGCGAACCTCATGACATACAACTGGATTATCTAATATAACTTTCTCTTCTGTTGAACTATAATCTACAACTACTTTAGATAAAATCTCTTCTCCACTAACAAGCTTTATACACGCAAGAAATTCATCATAGGATTCTTTAGGATCCTCGTTATCAGATTTTGACTTGAATGATTTCATAATTAAATTTCTCCTCATTGTAGTATTTGATGCGTTCAATAAGATGGTTCAAAGTATAATTTTGTTTTGAACCTTTCTTACAATCATCAGCTACATCATATAAAGTTGCCTTGTCTTTATCCTTTCCTTTTCTTAAGACCCTGCCAATGGATTG